TGCTCCTATTAAACAAGTAAAAAATACTTATTCCCAACCAAAACCTGTTAAACATATTTCAGAACATATGAGAGTTAAAGCTCAAATATTAAAAGATAAAACTAATCCTAAAACTGAAATCATAAAAGGAAAGGTTATAGGAAAGGTAAGACAAAACTGGGGTGAATGGAAGAATGTATATCAACAATATAAGAAAAATAATTAATGCCAAAGAAAAAGAATCCTTATGCTAAAGAGCTAATGTCTGGTAAGTATAAACAGAAAAAGAAACCTTCCAAAAAAAATTATGACAGAAAAAAGTCCAAATCCAAATATTGATGTTGCTTCTGTCATACAGCATCTCAATAATTTAAAAGACCAGATAGGTAATATTACTCTCCATATTGAATGGAAGAATGGTACTCAAGGGGTATATGGTAATCCTAAAACTGTAGATGGATATGCTACTGCTAGTATGATGATACAGCAGTATGCCTTGCAATCTCTTAGAGATGAAGGTCTTATAGATGAAGATATTGTTATAAAGCCAACAGTACATTAATGTCATTTACTTTACATACTGGCGATTCCCTTACATATCCTGATATCCTTCTTCTTAGAAAGATAGTAAAGAAAGTTCACTTTAGACATTACCCAAAAGAATTAATGACAGACCATGAAGCTGATAAATATATTTATTCCCTAACACCTAAAATAAAAGAACAACTAATTAAAACTTTCGTAGACGGAAATTTCGAGTATAAGTAAATAATGGTTTCATTCCATTACAAACCTGATGGCGATACCATCAAGAAATTTATGAAGGACACCTCTTTCTTTAGAGGAATACGAGGACCAGTAGGTTCAGGTAAATCAGTTGCTTGTTGCATAGAAATTTTTAGGAGAGCATTACAACAAGAAAAAAATAATGAAGGAATAAGAAAATCAAGATGGGCAGTTATACGAAATACAAATCCACAGCTTAGAACAACAACAATTAAAACATGGCTGGATTGGTTTGATGAAAATAGCTGGGGTCCATTCAACTGGTCAGTTCCTTATACACATAGATTTAAAAAAGGAGATATTGATTTAGAAGTTATCTTCTTAGCATTAGATAGACCAGATGATGTAAAGAAATTATTATCTTTAGAATTAACTGGCGTATGGATTAACGAAGCAAGAGAATTACCTAAAGCTATAGTAGATGCGTGTAGTATGCGTGTTGGTCGTTTCCCTTCTATGAAAGATGGAGGACCATCATGGTTCGGAGTAATAGCAGATACCAATGCTCCTGAAGAAGACCATTGGTGGTCTATCATGTCAGGCGAAGCACATGTACCAGATTATATTTCCCAAGAAGATAGACTAATGTTAATCAAACCTGACAACTGGAATTTTTATATTCAGCCATCAGGAATGAAAGAAGTAAAGAACAAAGACAATCAATTAATAGGATATGAAAAAAATACTAAGGCAGAAAACTTTAAGAATCTAAATCCTGAATACTATAATAACATTATACGAGGTAAGTCTAAAGGGTGGATAGATGTTTATATAATGAATCGTTTAGGAGCTATCGAAGAAGGTAAATCTGTCTTTAACTCTTTCAACGAAGAAACTCATCTTGCTAAAGAAGATATCCCTTTCTCACCTAAAGCTGCAATATATATTGGAATAGATTTTGGATTAACACCATCTGCTGTTTTTGGTCAACGAATAGGAATGGGTGTATGGCATATAATAAAAGAATTAGTATGTCAGGATATGGGAGCTGTGAAGTTTGCTGAATTACTTAGACAAGAGATGGCAGAATATAGGCAGATAGAATTTAATATATATGGCGACCCAGCAGGAGATTTTAGAAGTCAAACAGATGAATCAACTCCTTTCCAAATATTAAGAGGAGCTGGTATTCAAGCATTTCCAGCTCCATCAAATGATATATCTTTACGACTAGAATCAGTTAATGCTGTTCTAACAAGAATGATAGATGGCAGAAGTTCTTTCCTAGTTTCTCCTAAATGTATTAATATTAAAAAAGGTTTTCAAGGTGGGTATCATTATCGAAGACTACAAGTATCAGGAGATAGGTATGAAGATAAACCTATGAAGAATAGATACTCTCATGTAATGGATGCTCTCCAGTATTTATTGTTGGGAGCTGGTGAAGGTAAATCTATAGTTCAGGGTAGACAACCTATTAAGCCATTTGTTATAGAACGAAATTATGATGTCTTTAAAAGAAAACCTAAAATAAAAAAGAAAAATCTATGGCAAAGAATGAGGAGTGGGTTATAGCTTTTACCAGCAGACCTGAGAAGTCAGCATGGTTTCATTGGTGGACACATAAAGATTTTAAACACGCTTTAGCTTTTAAATATGAACCTGACCATCATCTATGGTTATCATATAACTGGGGAAAGAATGGTGTAGACATTAGAATATTAACTCCTGAACAAATGACAAATGCTTGTTTATATTTTAAAGAAAATCATAATGCTAAGTTTTTAATAGCAGAAGCAAAGGAATTACCTCAATATTATATTATGGAATTAACCTTTACTAATTGCGTAACAGCTATTAGACATTTAGTAGGAATAAGAAAATTAATGATAACTCCATATAGATTGTATTGTGCGTTGAAAAGTATGGGGTGTAGGGAGTATTTAGAAGATTCTAATTAGAAAGGTTAATTATGGGTAGCGTAAAAAAGAAAGTGCAAAAGGTTATGGGCAAAGGTTCATCAACTGATTCAGCATCCCCAGCTCCAGCAGCATCAACTACACCATCACCTGATGGTAATGTTCAAGCATCTGCTTATTCTACTAAAAAAGGAAAGAAATCTTTAATTAAAGGTGTAGGAATGGCTGGTGGAATCGGATATAACCCAAGTGGTGGCGACTTTGCTTTATTCCTAGAAGAATTAATGAAAAGAAAAACATTAGGATAAGTAAATGGCAGAAGATAAATTTGCCTTTATATTAAATAAATATAAAGAAGCACATACTCTTAGAGAAAATTTTGTTCCTAAGTTTGAGGAGTGCTATGAATATACATTACCTCAGCGTGAATCATTTTATTTTGAATCACCAGCTAATAATAGAGCAGACAAAATCTATGATGAAACTGCTGTAGTAGGTGTTCAAGAATTTGCTAGTAGATTACAGTCAGGTATGATTCCAGCATTTGCAAAATGGTTTTCTCTTAAATCAGGTACAGATGTAGAAGATGATGAGCTTATGGCTATAGATGAACAGTTAGAACAAGTAACTGATTATGTTTTCCAAGTAATTAATAATAGTAATTTTAACCAAGAATCACACGAAGCATTCCTTGATTTAGCAATAGGCACAGCTTGTCTATTGGTAAGTGAAGGAGATGAAGCACAACCTATAAAATTTAACGCAGTACCTTTACCACAAATGTTATTACTATCAGGACCTGATGGTAAGATAGATTGGATATTTAGATTAAGAAATATACCTATTCACCAATTACAAATACTATATCCAAATGCAAAACTAGATGATGAAATAATACATATGATGGCTAGGGACCCAAATAAGAAATGTGAAATAATTGAGGCAACCTATAAACATTATGGCGAAGATGAGGAAACATGGCATTATTGTGTTCTTATGAAGAAAATGAAAAAGGTTATCTATGAAGAAGAATTTAAAGGACAAGGTGGAAACCCATGGCTAGTCTTTAGATGGTCTAAAGCATCAGGAGAAGTTTATGGTAGAGGACCTGTATTCAATGGAATATCAGCAATTAAAACTTGTAACCTTGTTATAGAAATGATTTTAGAAAATGCACAGATGGCAATATCAGGTGTATGGCAAATATCAGATGATGGTACAGTTAATCCTGATACAATAAATCTAGTACCTGGCAGTGTAATTCCTGTAGCTCCAAACTCAGATGGACTACAACCATTGAAGATGGCTGGTAATTTTAATGTAGCAGATTTAGTTCTACAAGATATGCGACACAATATTAAGAAAGCATTATATAATGAAATGCTAGGTAGACCTATGGCTAAAACACCAATGTCAGCTAGAGAAGTAGCAGAAAGACAAGCAGATTTACAACGACAAATAGGAGCTGCGTATGGCAGACTTCAAGCAGAATTTATACAACCATTAATTAAACGAGTAGTTTATCTCCTTAAAAAGCAAGGAAGAATACAGCTACCAATTATTGATGGTAGAGAAATAAGAGTTAAACCTGAATCTCCACTATCAAAAGCACAACAGCAACAAGATGTATTAAATGTTGATTCTTTTTTAGAATTAGTTATGGTTCGTTTCGGACCACAGATGTTAAACATGGTAGTTAAATCAGAAGTTGCAGCAGAA